TCCTCGATGAAGGTTTCGCCGAGCACCGGCCGAGTGGAGAACTCCTGGGCGAGGTTCCAAACGTCGAGCGACTGAGTGTGAGAGGAACGCATCACGCCAGTAACCTGACTGGGCTTGTAGCGGTACTCGCCGTAACGCTCCTGGTAGCCGAACACATCGTCATCGTTGACGGAGCCGTCGGCGTAGATCTCCTTCGAGAGGATCTCTTGTTCGCCCAGGTTCATGAACTCGGGCCAGGGGAAGTCGAACTTTGTCGAACGACTCCACAGACGGTCGAGCCCCTGTTGGTAGGTGAGATCGGCTCGGACGGAGGCAATGCCCAGGACGTAGCCATGCTCCTCGAACGTCTTCGAGAAGCCGCGGTTGCGCTGGACGCCAGTACCAAAGGCGCCCAGCTGGGCGAGGGGAGCGACGCCGGCGACGATCGCCGGACTGGTTTGAGCCACTGTATTGATCTGGATCGGCGTTGTACCGCCTCCCAGGAACTCGGGACGCTGGAGCCGGGCGTCGGAACTGGAGACGCCGAATGCGCCCTTCACCAGCTCGATATAGCGGGTCCCCGAACGGGCTTCCCGTTCGAGCAGCTGCTGACTAGCAACGGCTTCCCGCATGTCGTTCACGTCGGCGGCCAGGGCGGCAGAGAGATCGGCGGTACCGCCTCCTGCAGAAAGATCCACGGTAAGTTGAGGATCGTCCCAGTCGGCGTTTTCCGGGGTGGTGTCGAAGCTCCCATCGTTCGACCAAAGGGCACTCACCGTGCCCGATTCGCCTTCAAGGCGAGTGACGCCCGACCCCGTTCCGGTGAACGTCGGAGGCGTGCCAGTCGGGTCGGCGTCGAGTACTCCCGTTAGGGAGAGTGGGGCAGTGGAGCCGAGTGGGATCTCCACTGAGATGCCTCCTTTCAAAGGCCAGGGAAGAGCCGACGTGAAGTAGTCGTGGCGCTTGCCGCGCTTGAGAATGCCGTAGTCGGCGGGATCGTCGGGGCCGTCGTCCAGGTCGACGGTCACGGAGTCGACCAAATTTTGGTCGCGGTACCAAGTATTGAATATCAGGGAGTAGGCCCTCACGGGCAGGTTGTTGTGCGTTAGCTCCTGGCCGGGCGGAATGCCCATGAAGTCATGGAGGCTGTCCTCGAGGTAGCCACCGGACGGAGCATCGCAGGTAGGAATCACGTAGTCGGTTGTGTCGTCGGGTTCGATTTCTCCCATGAACTTTTGGAAGTTGTTCCAGAGCAGACGCTTCGGAACGAAGAAGTAGTGAACGTCCAGATGGATGTTGTCCATGATCGGCTTTTGGAGCGTAGCCAGCCGAATGAACAGAGTGGGTTTCATGGTGAACGTGTCGCCAGGAAGGGTCTCGTCGAGAAAGACCGGAATGAGATCGCCGCTAGAGAAGCCCGTCTTGAGACCGCAGCTTCGATTGAAGACGCTGCGGGGATGGGGCATCGGCGGGACCTGGCTGAACGTGTGCTGAGCACCGGTAGTTGAGGGATTTCTCACGAGTTGTTCTCCTGAGCCGAAAGGCGAGCCTTCGTCTCGATTGCCGCTTCAATGCGAAGCGGAGTGGTGGGGTGCAGCTCGCCCGTCAGCTGGTCGAACTCGCCCAGCTTGAACAGGAAGTGGTCGGCTGCATGGATGTTGAAAGGGTGTGACGGATCGCGGACCGCGCCCTCGAAAGCTCGCCGAGCGAGCAGGTCCGTGTCGGCCACGAAGGGCCGGAGGTAGGCGGCGGCCGCCGAATCGAAAACTGCATAGACACCTTGCTGCATTGCTTTTCTCCTTTAAACGTCACGCTTGAATGTAGCTGTTACACCCTCGCGATAACGCGCCTTGATGAGTCGTCGCTCTGACGACTCGCTTGTGAAGTCGGCAGCGGCTTCCCGCTGCGCTTTGACGAATGCCCACATATAGGGCTGTTCTCTTTCGAGGAGCTGGTCATAGTATCGAGGCGGCTTTTCAGCTCGCCCATTAACAACCACCTCATCGCGAGGGTAGATTTCTGTCCAGTATTTATCGAAGAATGGTTTACCTAGGCCAGGACGGCGAGACATTGACGCCAGCGGCCGGGCCGCTGCCGTCTCGTCTCGCCTGACGCCTTCCGCCTTCCATCGTGCGAAGCGGTTGCTTGAGTTAACTCGTGCGCCGCGCGTCTCATTGCGGTTGCTAGGCAACGCCTTTGTGAGATAACGCGCGACGTAGGCCGCAGAATCGAACGTTAGTTCACCGATCTGCACTTCACCCTTGCCCCAGATGCGATTGAGTTCTTCGTCGACGAAGAGACGTTTTTTAGACTTTTTGGCCTTCTTGGAGAAGAGCCTCGTATCAGCGAAGTCATGGCCCAGGAGGGCAGTATGGAAATGAGGACGGTTGTTAGTTTCGCCATACTCGCCCGCGTTGAAGAATCTGAAAGAACCTTTGTGATCGCGTAGGCGTTTGGCGAACAGCGTCCAGTCCTCTTGGCACAGGAGGCCAGAGGGGGGGAGATGTTCAGGGGCATAGGTCAGGGTGAGAAAGCAGGATTGATCGGTAACGAGTTGTTCGTGTGTTATGCGGATAGCCCACTGTCTTGATTTCTCAAGCATACAAGCAATACAGCGATTGCAGGGCACTTCGAACAGCTCAAGCCCGCTTAGCTCTAGGCGTTTGGCGTCGGAGCGTCCAAGGACGCGAACGCGCCCACCGTTGAGCCGGTGGGCGCGTAGGGGCCAGTCACAGCGCATCGTCTACAGCCGGATTCCGCCCCTCATGATGGGCCGGGCTCGATTGCGCTTCTTCACACGGCGGCCCTTGCGGAACGCCTTGCGGGAAGACCTGGCAGTCATCCGTCGTCGTCTCATTGTGGATTCCTTCGATCGGTACTTCGCATGTGACGAAGACCGCGGTTAGCCAGAGCGAAATTGCAATGGCTTTGAGCATGATACTCCTCCTAAATTGGAAAGGCCCCGCCGGAACTATGCCGACGGGGCCAGGACAGGTCCAGGGGGAACCTGTCAGTAATCACCAATACACCAAGCCGGGATTGGTGATTGGGGGGCTAGGCCCCCGGATCGGGGTCAGAAGGCCCCGATGGGTCCGGCGGAGCCGGAGGGGGAGCTGGTGCGCCTGACGCGCCCGCTTGAGACGCCGCAGGAGCGGCGTCGCGGAGCTCGGCGGGCAAGCCCAGCTCGATGAGCGCGGCAGTCTGATCTGCGTCGCCAAGGGCGGCGAGCAGCCGCGCTGGGTCGTTACGAACGGCGGCACGGACGGCCGCGGGTAGCTCCATGAAACGTTCGTTGGCGTCGGCAATGGCCTCGGCCTGGGTCGTGTAGTCGATCGGATTGCTGAAGTCGCCGAACCGGCCCGAGCCGGGCGGCTTCATGTCGATCGGTTGCCGGGCGCGCACGCGCGCCATGATCGAGTTGATATTCACTTCGTCTTTCAGCTCCTGGCGAGTCTTCCCCTGTTCGGGGAAATGGATTGTGGACTTGCGGCGAATCACTTCGCCGGTGTCGGGGTCAACGATGGTTTCGACGATCTTGCCGATGCGCTTCATCAGTTCTTCTCCTTGAGATGCTTGGGGACCTTGAGTCCCTCTTCCGCCCAGTCGCGAGTAGCGTCCACGGCGGAGTTGGGTTCGGTTGCTAGGCCGAACATTCCTTTAAAGATGTCACGAGCGAAGTCGAGCAGCTGAAATTGCATGTCAGCTACCGGCTCGTCCTTCTTGCGAAGGGCGGCCTCGATATTGGTGCGGCCAGCAGATGCGATGTCGCTTGTTGCTCGAGCAACGAGGGACGCCTGCATGGACTTTTCAGTCAGCACCTTTTCTTTGTTGAGCCGGGCGGCACTCTCGGCAGCTTTTGCCGATGAGATCTTTGCGACGCCGCCGGCCAGGTCGGGGGTCATGCCGAGAGGCACCCGAGCCTGGGGAGCCCCACCAACGCCGCCGGAAGATCCGAGAGCGAGGATGGGGTTCAGACCAGCTTTTTCCAGGTCCTTGACCATCAGCTGGTACTTGTTCTTCATCTGGAATTTCATGAAGTCGCGAGCGTCCGCGGCACTCTTGAAGCCAAGACCGGTAGACAGACCGGTATTGAGTGCGGAAATGCCTGCGGCGCCACCTAGCGCCCAGGGAAGCATGGAGGAACCGCCGAGACCGGCGAGACCAGGAGCGAGACCAGCAGCAGTTGAAGCGAGCATTTAGAACCTCATCAAGCCAGGAGTGGCGTACACCGGAAGCGGACGCGCACAGCGGTACGAGAAGAAGGCGTCCAGAAGGAACTCGACCTCCTCGCCGACGTCGATAACACGGTCGATCGGAGGAGCCTCCTCGATGAAGGTTTCGCCGAGCACCGGCCGAGTGGAGAACTCCTGGGCGAGGTTCCAAACGTCGAGCGACTGAGTGTGAGAGGAACGCATCACGCCCG